TATCAGTGTGATGGAGGTACCCCGGGGATCATAGCTATTTCATCGCAAACAGGTGCTAATTATGCGTTTGTATCATCTAATTTTGGTCAGCTTGTAAATTTATCTAATGCTTCTTCTCAAACACCTACCATTCCGCAAGCTGGTACAACTGGTTTTGCAGCTGGTTGGTATGTTGGTGTTTGTAATCAAAACTCTGGCGTTCAAACTATTACTCCGTCAACTTCAACAATTGGTGGTGCAGCATCATATCCTTTAGGCGCTGGCTCTGCAAAATCTCCAACTTGTGTTACCATAGTTTCAGATGGTACAAACTATCAAGTATTGCCTGATAATCTTGTAGGCACTGTTATAGGTGCGTTAAAAGCAAGTACTGGCGGTGTAATATCACAAGCTGCTTGTGCTGATCTGTCCAACGGCGCGACGGGTTGCTCAACGGCAACTGGTACATCTGGAGCAACGCTGCCTCTTCTGAATGGCACTAACACATGGTCCGGGACTCAGACATTTGGCACTACAGTAGGCACTGTTACGACTCAATCAGGAACCACTTATACTTTTGCTTCTACTGATTGCGGAACTACAGTAAGATTTTCAAATGCTTCTGCTGTGACAGCTACCATTCCGCAAGGATTGCCGGTAGGTTGTGTTATTGCTGTTGAACAGGCTGGAGCAGGTCAGGTTGCCGTCAATGGATCAGCAGTAACACCAGCGACATTACACAGCGCGCACTCTTACACTAAGACTTCAGCGCAATGGGCTGTTATTGGTATTTTTACTGAAAGCTCGAATGTAGCAATTTTAACGGGTGATGGTGCATGATCCGTATCATTATAGCTTTTTTATTAGCTCTGACTATTTCAGCATCCGCACAGAGTATCGGGACACAACCGAATTTTAGTCAATTATTACCGGCTCCTGTTGGCGGATGTTCTAATTCTTTAAATTTTTCGCAAACCTGTAACAGTATGTATGTTGGCTTGACCTTCCAATAATAGGATTACTGGAATGAAAAAGATTTTTACATTAACATTTATATTTCTTATTTTTGGCATTGCGCAAGCATTTGCGACTTGTAGCAATCCGTTGAACATTCTTAATTCGACTAGCACCACTGTACCAATGAGCGTTACTCAGGGTGCTGACGGCAATTGTCAAAGTAACGTTGCTCCGAACGTTTGGTATCCCGGAACATCAAACAATGGTCTTTTAACTTCTGCCCTTACGCTAGAAAGCACTGAACTCAACTCTCTCACTAATGGTAGCGTTGCGGTAAGCACAGTTGGTGGATCATCTGGAATTTTTACTAATTCAAATACCGGTCAAGCGGTTAGGGCAGAAATTTTTGCAGCACTTGGCACAGCTGGCGCTACTTGTGCAGCTGGCGCAAATCTTGCCGGATGGTTTTTACAATCATCAGATGGTGGTACGACTTTTGAACCGACAGGATCAGCACCAGCAAGGTCTCCCGATTTTGTTATTCCATTGCCAGCAACAACTCTTAACGCTACTTTTAAAGCCCCCGGTCCCGTGGTAGTACCCGCTCTTAAATTCAAAGTTCTGATACAAAACAATTGCGGAGCGAGTGGTACTTTAGCGGCATCCGCTAATACTATTTCATTGGTTCCTGAAGCGTTGCAGAATTAATCATGCTCATATCACGGCGCAAATTAATTCTTGGATCAGGAGCGCTAGCAGCGCCTGCTATAATCCGACCTAATCAGATTGCCGCACGAGCATTGCGAGGAATTTTTGGAAATCCGCTTACATTTCCCGCGCGACCTCCGGGATTTAATCCCCTTCATCCAGCTTCTAATATCATACGTTTTTCTGCTGTTCCCATAGGTGGGAATTTTGTTAGTTTAATGCAAGGCGCTAAACCCGGTGTGGTAACAGCAACGCTGTTACCAGTCATTGATCCACAAATGGGAGCGGCTATCAATTTCTCAGGTACGACTTCTAGAAGCGCCTTTTCTGGAGCATTCGGCGCTATTGTCGAGTCAACAACTACAATGGCACTTATTGCCAATTATCAAGTATTATCAGGTAGCCCAAATACGCTTGAAACTGCGGATAATGGAGCGGGTTGGAATCTGCATACGAACGGAACATCTGTTCGTTTAACTACAGAGGGTGTGGCCGATCATAACTTGAGTTTAACTCTAACTGCCGGTGTTCCATTCTTTATTGCCATCAGCGCATCATCTGCACAAAATTTAATTAATGGTGTAATTACAAATCTTCTTAACGGAAAAATCTCTAAAGCAACAACAACTGCATCCACTCCTGTTGCAGGAAGTGGAAACCCACAAATAAATAGTAATCTCGCTGGATCAAGTATCACAATAGCAGCCGCTATGATTTCTGGAGCATTTTTGTCTATGTCTCAAATGTTACAATGGGCAGCTGATCCTTGGGCTTTTTGGTATCCTGAAGTATGAAAAAATATTTATTTTTATTTTTTATTCTTTTAATAGCTGGTGGATGGATTGGGCGTGGCACTCTTACTGTTACGTCTGGAATTGGGGCACCCGTAGTAAGCGCGTCAACTTTTACGATTTCTTCACCAGTAACTAACGGTGGCCCTGTAGGAACAGCCATATGTACAGCTAATTGTTCAAGTGTAGTTTGGTCGATTACAGCCGGAAATTCAGCCGGCAATTTTGCAATTAATAGTTCTACTGGAGCAATAACTACAACAGCAAATGGCGTCACTAACATTGTTGATTTACAAGATTTGTTTTCATTAACGGTTCAGGCGTCAAACGGTAACGTAGGAAGCAATACGGTTGCAGTGAATGCTTATCTCGATGGTTCTGTAGGAGCTGGCGGCGGAACTGCTCAATATCCCGGTTTATTCACTGATAGCACAGGATCAAGTGGCGGAATACCGGGAGGAAACGCTAACGCTCCATATGGAACTATTCCAGTCTGGAAAGTTGCAGGTGTAAACTACGCCGTTGGTATAGATCGCAATGTTTATCCAACAGATGGCAATCTTAAAGACCCCGGTGTAAATGGCGCGAATATTATAGCCACATTGGGCTCTGGTAATGTTTCGTATTCTAGCGGAGTTGTAAGCATCAATTCTGCCATTACTGTTGACGGTTATGACTTCTCTTTATATGGTTACGGTGTCAGTGTTACAGTTGCTGGTGCTACCTTAACAAATGATAAAATTATAACTAACACATCGTCTTATGATCCAATCAACAGTAACCACGCGGTAACGATAAAGAACTGCTGGATAGACGGAGGAACCACCACGGGGATAGGCGGTCACGGTGTCCTGAATCTTGGTAATATCACAACTGGCGGAACGATCACGGTTGAATATAGCTGGATCAGAAATGGTTGGGCTGAATCGTTCCAGATAGGTAATAATGACACAACCGGAGTTCACGGCCTAACTGTGCTTCTCAGATACAACGTGATCGAGAATGCAGCCAATGGGTGGGGACCGACTTCGGGCAGTGTTCATGGTGATTGGATACAATGGGCTGTAAATAATAGTAGTGCATATAGCACCAGTTGGCCAAGCATTGATGTTGAGTATAATACTTGGCTACAATGGGTTAGTGCAGGATCAGCCGGGTCAACTGGAGCTAGAACGCAAGGACTGACCTTTGCTCCAGCCGCAGGAACAATAGGTACTTTTCAGCTGTCGTATAATACCGGGATCAATACCTCTGGCGCGCTCGTCAGCTTTTTCTCAACAGCTAGACCGGCTGACGTTTCGATTAGCCAATCCTTTAATTATAACTATTTTGATTTCACATATTCAGCTGGATTACTAGGTAGTGCTGTAACGTGGCTTAATTCTTTCAGTGATGGCAACCCTTGTTGCAATACATCTCCAACTATAACTGGCAATCTCGATATGGTAAATGGAAGCGCTATGACACTTAATCGTGCGCCACCGTATCATTAATATTAAAAAATATGGATCAAGAACAACCTACATATGAGTTTTTGGACAAGTTAGCTTTCCTATTAACAGAAAGCTCGCGATGGAAAGTCGCATGGGGCGGTCGTGGTGCTGGTAAGACTGAAGGATTTGCCATTGCGTTAATTTTATTATCTCGTGTCAAGAGACTTCGTATCATTTGTGGGCGCGAATTTCAAAACTCAATTGAAGAAAGTGTTAAAGCAACTATTGAAGCTAATATTATTTCAATGGGTTTGGAAGATGAATTTAAAATTTTAAATAGACAAATTGTTAATAAGCGTACAGGTTCAAGATTTTTCTTTATGGGTTTGCGATATAATATTAATAAGATTAAGTCGCTCGGTCGAATTGATATTTGCTGGATTGAAGAAGCTGATAAAACTTCTAAAGCGACATTAGATAAGTTATCACCTACTATTCGTGGTCGGTCATCTCTAGAACAAGATCGCGGCGGTCCTTTTGGTAAAGGTCCTGAAATATGGATTAGCTTTAACCCTGATTTAGATGACGATGAAGTTTATATCAGATTTGTTTTAAAGCGTGATCAATATGCGCCAGAATGGGTTAAGGATGAAGAAACAGGCGAAATGATTCGTTATTCAATAGTTGAAAAAATTAACTATTGGGATAACAAATGGTTCCCGCCTGATTTGCGACTTGAGATGAATGTTTTAAAAGCCGCAAATGAAAATAAGTATATGGAAGTATGGGAAGGTCATACCAAGATTGTTCTTGAAGGTGCGGTTTATGCTGAAGAATTGCGACAAGTATTAAAGGAAGGCAGGCGCAAAAAAGTTGCCTATAATCCTAATCAGCCTGTTTTTACTTTTTGGGATTTAGGTCATTCAGATAAGACCGCTATTTGGTTTATTCAACGCGCTGGTGTTGAATATAACATCATTGATTATTATGAAGATCGTTTAAAGAAAATGCCTTTCTACATTGGCATTTTACAGGGTAAAAATTACAACTACGGTCGCCACTTTTTACCCCATGACGGTGACGCTGAAACCTTGTCCAATATCACGCCCAAGAAACAATTGGAGGCGGTTTATCCTAAGCTTGTGCGGGTTGTGGAGCGGCCCTCTCGCAAAGCTGTGGGCATTAATGCCGCTCGCAGCGTTTTACCATTGTGCAACTTCGATGAAGAACATACATCTGAAGGTTGGCAATGCTTGCAACGTTATGCCTATAAAGTAGACGAAGAAAAAGGCACCTTTAGCAAAGAGCCTGATCATGATACGCCTTGGTCGCATGGTGCGGATGGATTTCAGACTTTCGCATTATCGTTGAAAAGTGAGCAAGAGGCTAAGAAACCGAAACCTCGCGAAGTTGTCCGAATTGCTGGCAGTCAAATGCAAAATGGTTGGATGGGTGCTTTGTGATTTTAATTGGAAATTTTTAAATGTTTGATTTTGATCTAGCAGAGCATTGGGCGACTGGCGATGATAAAATCATCCTAGAAGCTAAAAGGCGTTTCAAGGCGTGCCAAGAATGGGAAGGCACCGCTAGAAAGAATTTTGAATATGATTATAAGTTTGTTCATGGTGATAGCGTAAATATGTATCAATGGGATAGTTGGGTGGTTGGTGATCGTGTCACCACACAACGCCCATGTTTGACTATCAATAAGACAATGCAACATTGCTTGCAGATCATTAACGATGGCAAGCAAAATAAACCGGGAGTAAATATCCGTCCTGTTGGAGACACAGCTTCATTTGAAGCCGCTCAGATTTATGAAGAAATAATTAGGCATATTGAATATATTTCAAATGCTGAAACTATCTATGATAGCGCAGCAGAATTTCAAGTTTTTGGTGGGATTGGTTATTGGCGTATCGTTACCGATTATGCGTCGGAGGATAGCTTTGACCAAGAAATTTTTATTAAGCGAATTAAAGACCCTCGCTCTGTTTATCTTGATCCTGATATTGATGAGATTGATGGGTCGGATGCTCGTTTCGGGTTCATTTTCGTTGACAAGCCTAAAGACCTTTTTAGAACACAATATCCCAATTTTGTTGAAGTAGCTGGTAATACTGCGCTCTTTGGTGCTTCAATAAATGATGGTTGGTTTACTAGAAATCATGTTCGTGTTGCTGAATATTTCAGGAAAATAGAAAAGCCTGATAACTATATCTATTTTGAGTTACCAGAAAGTCAGGAACCAATTGAAGGCTATAAGAGTCAACTTCCTAAGCAGGCAGTTGAATATTTTGAAGATATTAAAAAGCGTGAAGGCAATTTACCATTATCCGATAGAAGCTATCGCGAAAAGAAAGTTGTTCGTGGTGATATTGAATGGTACAAAATTGCTGGCAATATCATCATTGAACGCAAGGCTTGGCTAGGTAAATATATTCCTATCGTTCGCATTGTTGGCCAAGAAACTGTTATTGATGGCCAAATGGACAGGAAAGGTCACGTTAGACCTTTGCTTGATCCGCAACGCATTTACAATGTGAATAGCTCTGCCAATGTTGAATATGGAGCATTGCAGGCTAAATCGCCTATCACAGCTTCACAAGATGCTGTTGAAGGATTTGAAGAATATTATAAAACTGCCAATAATACAAATCATGCTTGGCTTCCCTACAATCAATATGATGAAGATGGAAATAAGCTCGATAGACCGGAGCGAATGGCTCCTCCGCAACCATCTCCTGCTTATGTTAAGCAATTAGAAATTGCCCAAAATGAAATGATGATGGTATCTGGTCAATATCAGGCACAGATGGGCGAAAATGAAAATGCCAAATCAGGCATTGCAATTACACAGCGTCAACGTCAAGGTGATCGGGCGACTTTTCATTTTGTTGACGGTCAGAGTGTGGGCACACGATTTACAGGTAAAATTCTGATTGATCTTATTCCTAAAATTTATAATACTAAGCGTGTTATTAATATTGAAGCAAAAGATGGAACAGTTTTAAATTTAACGATTGATCCGAACCATGAAGAAGCTCTTACAAAGCTGGTTCCCGAAGATCAAGACCCTATTCACCAAAAAATCATTAAAGCTATTTTTAATCCTAATATCGGCAAATATGCTGTTATTTCTGATACTGGACCTAGCTTCGCTACACGTCGTCAGGAAGCGTTTAATGCACTGACACAAATCGCTAGCCAGAATAAGGAATTTATGGGTATTGCTGGCGATATTCTTTGGAAGGTTGCTGACTTTCCTGAAGCGCAAGTTTTGGCACAGCGTTGGCGTCGTATTATTCCGCCTAATATCTCTGGTGATGCACCTAATCCGCAAATGACTGAAGCCATGAATAAAGCTGCACAGCAAATTGAACAGCAATTGGCAGTTATTGCCAATCAACAGAAAGAACTGGCTGATAAGACTAGGGAACTTGATCTTAAAGAACGCGAGATCGCACTTAAGGAAAACGTTGCAGGTAATGAGACTATTGCTAAATCTATACAGGAAATTAGAGCTGATTTCGATTCAATCACTAAACGCATTACGGCTTTGGGCAATAGTGGTCCTGCGATAGCCGTAGAGCAAATTCAACCCTTAATAAAACAAATTATTCATGAAGCATTGACAAATGGCGGTGAATTGATTAATATCCCCGGTCCGCATGAAGGCGGAACGGTAATTACGGATTTAACAAATAATGGCGAAACTTCCGGTAGTAATGCCGACACAGAACAATAGTGATCTGCCCACAATTCCGCCTGTTGGTGGATTGGCAGATACACCGTTTTCCGTTGGAAATGATAGCGTTAATAAATTGGTTGATCGGTTAACAACTGATCAACCGGGGCAACCTCGTGTTCAACTTTGGCCCGAACGAATGTTGCGGGATGCTCTTGCTGCGCCGCATGATGTTTATAACAGCAAGGTTCCTTTAACGTCTGAAGATTTGATTAAGCCTGCGATGGATATGGCGGCTGTAGCGGGCACAGGCGGATTGGGAGGCGTTGGGGAAGGTGCGGAGGCTGCATTAGGCGCTGGTCCTTTCCTGCGTCCTGCTTTAAAATATCAGGGCAAGATTTATAAAGCGCCAGTAAATGGTCAGCACCTTGATGCCATTCCGCCCAACTTGCGGGATGAGTTTACAAGACAGGCTATGAGCGGTGAAGATATTAGTAATTTTAATTTTGGCTTTTTGAACCACAAAGGGCATTTTCTCGATAGAGGCGATGCTTTAAAGTATGCGATTGATAATGGTTTGCTTGATCCACATTCGGCTCGATATGGTGCATTAACGTCAACTATGGACCTTATGGCGGATAGTAGCAAACCGGGAACGGCTGTGCAATTATCAAAGCAACTTCAAAAGCTAAAAGATCAAGGTTACAATGTTGATGAGCCTGTATTTCATCAAAGCAACACGACGTTTAATAAAATAAAGCCGTCGTATGGTAGCCAAGTTTGGTTTTCAACTAGTAAGGATGCATTGGCTAATAATGGGGCATCTGGAACAGGTAAAATAGCTACTGCTTATTTAAAATATAATAAACTAGCAGGATGGCCAGAATATGATAAATTTACTACTGATGAATTATTGCAGCAAGGTTATGATGGCGCAAGGCTAGATAATGATATTGTAATGTTTAAACCTGAAAATGTTAAAATTCATTCTTGGGAAGATGCAGGAAAGCAATAATGCCTAAACAAAAATGGATACAAGACGCGGTAAA